TATCCTTTCCCGACGACTGTAAAGCGTCAGTTGGTTATGTGGCAACCAAGAAAAAAAGAACCACAAATTATACATGTAACTTAAAAACTTATGGACGAAAAAGAAGAAAACGAGCTTGATGAAGAGCGTTCGAAAAAGCTCAAAGACCTTACAAAACGGTCAAGTGCTGCATTGAAAGGGTTTATGGCTGAAGCTGCCGAGATTGTGTTAGGGCCAGAGCAAAAGGAAAAAATTGAAACAAAACTTAGGCAAACTTTTGCAGATCGTGGACTTAGTTTTACGCTCACGCAGATGAATGCATTCCTTGAAGGAATGGAGTTTGGTTCAACAGCGACCCGGAAAGACGAGAGTATGACAATGACAGTCATGTGTGCACTACGAGGAATGGTCGAACAGCGTAAGAAGGACGTCGAACTTAAGACTCCGAAGATATAACTGTGGGTCCAGGAAATTCGGGACACCAATTTAGTGTAGGAGATTGGGTTAGGGTAGATCGTTTTGTGTCTATCGTACCTCCACTAGCAACGAGCGGATGGTCAAAACATGCAGGTGTTATTGGAAAAATAGAGATCATAGATAGCTCAAGTAGAGTAGCTCTTATAGAGGTAAATGGAGTAAGGGTATCTGAAGTATTCCCACTGGAGTGCTTTTCTATGACTAGCACTCCTCCACAAGTAATATCCGCAAGAGTTGGTCCACTAACCAGTGCTCCTATTCCGTCATTTGCAGGGTCCCCGTTATCCGCAGGTAGTTCTATAAAAAATAAAGATATGAAGAAATTTAAAGTGGGAGACAGGGTAACAGCTATTGCTCCACCCGACAATGATAAAAGTTTTGTGGGTAAGAAAGGAATAATAGCAGACGCACATGGCAGCCGAGACCTTCCTTACCAAGTTCACTTTGAAGATGGACGTAGTTGGTGGTGTGAAGAAGATGTACTCAGACTTACTTCTGACGTTACTCGTTCTAGTACATCAAAACCAAAGGGTGTAGATACAAAAGTTCTCGATGCTCTCGTTATTGCAGAGGACATTAAAAAAGAAATCCTCTCCGTGCTTAAGCAACACACAAACCACGACAAAATCTTCAAGAAGTGGGGCTTGGAAGAGACCATTGAGTACGGTAAAGGTATGACCTTTCTATTCCACGGTACACCAGGCACGGGTAAGACATGGGCAGCCACTCTTATGGCACGTGCACTAGGAACTGAACTGCTTACTATAGGCATGGCAGAAATTCAGTCCTCTGAACCAGGAGCAGCTAACCGAAACATCCAGCAAGCTTTCCAGTCAGCAAAAGAGGGTGGCAAGATACTGTTCATTGATGAATGTGACTCGCTCATTTATGACCGATCACAACTCGGAATGGTACTAGGTGGTGAAGTGAACACCCTTCTACAGGAAATTGAAAAGTATGAAGGAGTACTCATTCTTGCAACCAACCAAGTTGACCGTATGGACGCAGCTCTAGAGAGACGTATCTCACTAATCGTCGAGTTCGCAAAACCGAACCTGGAGCAACGTAAGGCAATCTGGCAAAAGCTTATACCAACTAAGTTACCTCTACACCAAGATGTATCGTCAGACACACTTGCTGAGCATGAACTAACGGGAGGACTGATCAAGAACGTGATTCTACACGCTGCACGTATGGCTTCTGCTAACGAAGAAGAGTTGGTAACCAATGAACACTTCGATACAGCAATTAAGCGAGTCAAAGCCTCTCAGAACTTAATGGGAACCAATAAAGGACCTAAGGCTCGAATGGTGGAAGACGTAGGTGTAGGCATGAGTAACAACATTCAGACAAACATTAGCAGCGGGTCGATAGATAGTTTCTTTAAAGAGATTGAAGACTAATATGCCAGCAAAACCAAGCTATAAACCTGTATGTCCGAATCATGGTGAACCTCTAGAAGGCTGTGGCTTTCCTCTCCCCGCAAAGGGAGTGGGAAAGTGCCCAGTCTCAGGTGTGGACTTTGAATTTGAGGCAGAAACAGACGAAGACAAGATCGTAACAGATAAGTTCGGCAATGTATCCAAATCAGTCGGCTGGAGAGTAGACGGAGATGAATAGTATGAGCCAGCACATGATTCTTAACGACAAACATGAGCTAGTACCAGTCTCACTTATGGAGTGGGCTAGGTGGCTAGACAAGAACCCTATGTTAAGAGCAGTACATCAGGAAACGGTAGGTGAACATTTCATTTCAACTGTATTCCTGGGTATTGACCACTCTTTTGGGGTTGGTAAGCCACTGTGGTTTGAAACTATGGTTTTCTGTGAAGGCCACGAAAACTGTGAACTGCATGAAGACATGGACAGGTATAACAACTGGGCACAGGCAGAAAAAGGCCATAAGAAAATGGTCAAGAAAGTAAAAACATTAACAAAATCTAAATCCGAATAATTATGTTACCTACAATTGATGCACTCGGAGGATGGCAGAAGCAAGACGGTTATTACAGCCTACCGTTAGAGAATGGGTACGAAGTCTGTCTTGAACCTCTCATCTTCGACGAACAGTGGTATTTAGCGGTGTACAAGAACATGGAACTTGTAGCACCAAAGGTAGTAGTAAAAGTCGGGAAGTAATATATGACACACATCTTAACAACGGTCGGAATCTTTCTGGTAGTGTATCTAGCCTTAAGTGCAATCATACAAATTAGAGTATTTGGACCACTAAAAAGTGAACGCGAACTCGACGAGTTCTTTGAGCCACGTATAGACAACTTCAGTGTAAGTCCCTTCAACTCATCCATTATGTATGTCGCTAAAGGTCGGGATATGAAGTTTGTTGCAAAAACTTCTTCTCTTCTATCACGGTGGTACATCCATGACGTTGGAACAATACCCCGTTGGAGTAAATGGAATAAACGACTGGACGAAAAAAGGTCAGAACAGCTAGAAGTGCAGCAACATGACCTTTGATGAGAAATATGTCCGAAACTGGCAGCGGACACATTACGAACTACCAAAAGTCTTTAAAGCCTCACGAGTTGCACGAGAAATTCTCACGTACCGAGCAATAGAGGTTCAGAGAAGCAAAGAGCACAAAGAGGTCGAATACCCAAAGTGGTATCAACCTAAGGTCGTCTATGAGTTACTACCTTAAATTGTATGAGTAGCAGAACTGCGTATCACCAAAAACGAAGAGAGGTGCTCATGAAGAGAGACCCACACTGTTTCTGGTGTAGAAAAAAACTTGTATCGTTTAAGCCACGTAGAAACCAAGGGAAGCTGCCAGATAACTTTCCTACAATAGATCACCTGTACTCACGCTTCTGGGGATTAAGACCTAAGCCTGACGGTAAAACAACATTAGTACTTGCATGTCCGTCGTGTAACCACGAGCGAGCAAGGCAAGACCACATTAACAACAAGTGGAGAACACATTGGAGGAGTGCAACATTCCCTTGGTATGTTTTCCCGTTTGAAGTTGCACTAAGACTATATCGAGGATTAAAAATCCGTCCACATCCTTGGTACAAGTTTAGGCGTGACGAAAAGCAAAGAAAAAAACATGAAACCATCAGAAAGGGTTCACGAAATCATTAAGGAAGAAATTAGCAAAGGTGCTCCTGAACCTGACAACGATACAGAACTACTTGCTGCTTCAGTGTATGGAGTACTTACATACCTTGATGAAGAATGGACAAAAAATAAGCGTTCGAAAAAGAAGAAGGTCTAATTAACAAAGAGGGAAGCAGACTTGGTGGGCATGTTCCAAGGTGGCGAGCTGGTCTCCAAAACTGGCTGCGGTGAGTTCGATTCTCATCCCATCTGCTCTGGTTCTCTCACAATAAAAGAGGGGAGTATCGTGCAGGAGTAATCCCGTAGAGGGCGGGGGCGGTCTGTAAAACCGTTTTGCATAGCATTCCGTAGGTGCGACTCCTACTTCCTGCACAATACTTCTCTCCAGTAACAACATGAAAGATGAAAAAGGAATTTTGTGGCTAATTTGGTGGACGTTGTGCTTGATCGCAGGTCTTTTAGTAGGAATTTCAATGAATTAACAAATGAGCAGAGAAATTATAGTGCAGGTGTGGGACGAAGATAAGAAAGAGATGAGTCCAATACTCCCGATATTCGCCTTTGCTGGATACGCCACTGGCTTATACCCGAACATAGGGAAAGTAGTGGTGCGACAGTTTACAGGACTAAGAGACAATACAGGAGAGATGATCTTCGAAGGCGACATAGTACAACGTTACTGCTTCGACGAAGAGTGTAAGTCAGATCACCTTGGCGAAGTGTTTTACAGTGATCACTGGACAATGTTTCAGATTAAAGAAAAAGACATGCAGCCAGAGAGAGTAAAAGGTGACTACCATCCACCTCTAGCCTTTGGTGATCTTTACTCAGGGATACTCGCTCCTCTTAAAGTGCTTGGGAATATTTATCAGAATCCAGAGTTATTGAAGTAACTTATGAAAAAACTTTTAGCTTACGTAACTGTAATCAGCGTGGTCACGTGGTTAGCCCTCTTGGTCTTTTACTGTGTGGGAATATACCAGCCTTCAAAGTTGGTTACAGTTTGTGCGTTCATTCTGAGTATTCTTTTCTGGATGACTGAGCCGTTTGATGTAACTACCAAAGAAGTAAACCATGAGTAAGGATTTTGTAGACTTCCTAACACTCTGGGCAATAGCAACATTAGTATTCTGGTTTGGAGCTGGGTTGTTTCTTTTATTAAGTTAATCCAACAACATGCCAGGCACTATCCCGTTCTCACCATTAGTCTTACTTGTATGGAGTATCGTGTGCGTGTATGCGGGCTTTTACTTAGGGAGGATAAGCAATAAATAACATGAATAAAGACGAAGAACGATTGATCAAGGAGGTTCGGTCATTGCACACATACGAAGTACTGGAAGTAAAACGATCAGAGGATGGGAAGATACGTACAGTGAGGCGAGCGACAGACATAAATAGTTTTGACATTCCGTTTCAGGAGGAGTAAAATTAAAACATCTAAATAGGGCAACAAAGGCGAAAAAGCCAATGCCACGTGAACCAACTCTTGAAAGGGAGAAGGTTGCGTGGCATTTTTTATTATCTAATCGTTGAAAAAATGATCACAGTAAACACAAAGACCCCCATCCTCGACCTTAAAGGAGAACCAATTATGAGTCCTAGCGGAGGTGAGTTCACTATCGGAGAAGTAATCTCAAATGTTATGGCCGGAAAAGTATCTAACCCTCACCTAGGCTACGTACTCGCAAAGAAGTTCGCTACTGAAGATAGTGTCGACCTCAAGATAGAAGAGGCTACGTTCGTTAAAAAAGAGCTAGAAGACAACGCTAAAAGCAGAGAATCAGGGTATATCGCTCTGGTTATTGGGCAGTGCATAGACATCATTGACGGAACTAAAAACTAGTTGACGGGCAGTGCACAGGAATTAGCATCTAGCAGGGTATCTAATGCCTAAATTAAACCCATTTTCAAAAGAAAACTTCTCAAAGAACTCTGCCTATCGAAAATATTTAGATGGGGTAGAAGAGCGTTCTCACTGTCCTCATGCTCACTACGTCATTAGATGTTCTCACTGCAATCAAATACTCGGGAGCGAAAAGGTCGGCAATTGCTCCCTAATTATCACTAACAAAACATCACCTATGGAAAATACAGAAGAAACAAAGGTTGGTCCTGAAGTCACTGAAGAAGAGACTGAAGCGACCGAACAGACTGACGCTCAGTAGTTATTTAGAAGGGGTGTTACACCCTCTGCATGATTCTCTCCTTTTCTGTGCAGGGGCATTCTCGACAACTCTTCACTAATCAGTATAGGTAAGGCCCTCGAAAGCTGACCAGGCATGCTGATTGTGTGGAGGGTGTAGCACCTCTCAATAAGCAACTATGACTATAGATAAGCTTAAAAATGAAGGACACATCTTATTGGAAGAGTACCTAGATACTTTCCCAAAACACCAACGCCTAAGGCGGGATACTGCCTATAAGGTTCTTGAACTACGAATGAAAGGGAAGACACCTCACTTCGGTCAAATGAAGACTAAGGCAGAGGTAATGAACGCTATAGGTACCCTCAAGAAGATGATCTATGAGCGTAAGAAATCTAATGCTGAAGCCTTAACAGTAAAGAGGTGGGAAAAAGACGCAAGACTAATTGTACCGACAAGGGAAGCTTAAGCACTATGAACAAAGTACCAAAAAAGTTTAAGCATCATATAGCAGGAAGAGGTGGATGGAGTGAGTGGGTATTTCCGTCTGAAACTTACTTCTTTAAGTGCTGTGACTGCGAACTAGTACATGAAATACAGTTCAAGGCTTACTTAGAACGTAAAAGGAAAGGGAACTCGTTTGAAGTTGTGCCTATGCCTAAAGAGATAAGACCAATGTTTAGAGCTCGGAGAGCAAAGTAACCATGACTGAAGCAGAGAAGAAAGTAGCCCAACTTGTAGAACTAGAGCTTATACAACTAGTAGCTCAAGGAGTCATTAAGGACTACGAGATAGAGAGTGTTGAAACGGTAAAGGAATAACCACTATGGAAGACAGTACACGAATGACATTTGAAGAAGCAGACGAAGTAACTTTACATATCGCTGCTAAACCAAAAGGAGAGAACCATATATCTCTAAGCTTCTTTAATATGCAGACTCAGCAGTACTTAGAGGTGCAATATTTAGCTCAGAAAGTCGAGTGCTCCAACCCTTTAGAGCAACATTACGTGTTTAAAAAGAAGTAGCTATGGAAGAAGAAAACCTAACAACTGAAGAAGACTTCGAGGAAGAGGAAGATGCTGGAGAACAGCCACAAAACAGCAAAGTACCTGTGCATCTTCAGCCTTGGGTATTTAAGAAGGGACAGTCTGGTAATCCAAGCGGTAGACCAAAGGGTAGTAAGTCCTTAAAGGAATACGCCAAGGAAATGCTGGCTTCTATGAACGATGAAGAGCGTCAGGAGTTCCTACAAGGACTACCTAAAGAGGTTATTTGGAAGATGGCTGAAGGTAATCCTCACACTACGACTGATAACAAGCACGAGGTAACTATTCCTACCCCTCTTTTAGACAATCTAAAACCACTAGATGCAATACCAGATAACAACAGCACTGAAGAAAGTAGCGAGCCTGAAGAAGAAGATTAGAGCTGTACAAGGGGGAACCTCTAGCTCTAAGACCATCAGTATCCTTTCGTATTTGATAGATAAGGCTCAACGAGACACAAGTCCTACGCTTACGTCTGTTATTTCAGAGTCTCTACCCCACCTTAAGCGTGGAGCTCTCCGTGACTTTAAGAACATAATGAAAGGGCATGGATACTGGAAGCAGGATAACTGGAGCGTGACCGATAGAACCTATACTTTTGAAACAGGCAGTGAAATAGAGTTCTTCCCAGCAGATGACGACTCAAAGCTCCGTGGAGGACGACGTGATAGAGCATTTTTAAATGAAGCAAACAACATCAAGCTCGAAGCGTTCGATGAAATTGAAGTACGTACCAAAGAGTTTATCTTCCTCGACTGGAACCCTACAAATGAGTTCTGGTTCTACACAGATGTACTAGGAACACGCGAAGACGTGGACCACATAATCCTTACCTTTATAGATAACGAAGGCATTCCCGAAGAGATTAAGAGCTCTATCCTTGCACGTAAAAGCCGTAAAGGATGGTGGCAAGTGTACGGTCTTGGTCAGCTAGGTGAAGTAGAAGGCAAGATTTACAAGGACTGGAAGATCATAGATGAAGTACCTCACGAGGCACGACTTGAGCGTTATGGTCTCGACTTTGGATACACAAACGACCCAACAGCGATCGTAGCTATTTACTACTACAACAGTGGCTACATCATAGACGAAATAACCTTTAAGAAAGGGCTATCTAACAAGCAAATCGCAGATATTTTAAACAGCCAAGACACAGCTCTGGTTATAGCTGATAGCGCAGAGCCTAAAAGCATAGATGACATTGCAAGCTATGGGGTAACAATTGTCGGAGCAGACAAGGGACCAGACTCAGTCCGTAACGGTATAGGGGTCATTCAAGACGCACGCATCTCAGTCACCAAACGATCTATCAACGTCATTAAGGAGTATCGAAACTACCTATGGATGACTGACAAGAACGGCAAGGTCCTGAACATCCCAGAATCAGGTTTTGACCACACCATGGACGCATTACGATATGCGCTTGTTTCGCTTATCAAAGACGGAACAGTAGACGAAGAACAGGAGAAAGCAGACCGTATGCTCTCACGTTTACGACAGTCTGTTGAACAAACACGATGAATACACTTAAATACTTATTTACATTCAAATATCCCTCGTTATTTTGGACGATGCGAAGAAAGTTGCGAGCGAGTAACCCTTTAGGTTACTGGACTTCATATAGGAAATGGGAAGAAGGGATAAAGACTTATAGGTACAAAGATATGAATTTTAAAACAATTCGGTGGCTATTTTCTCTTTTCAAAACTAGGTACTAGACACGAGCTACACAGGTATTACATTCACCGCGTAAATGCCCAGGCTCGACGACCCAGCAGAATACGCTCTCATCAAAAAAGTTTACTTTAGCGATTGGGAACCAATAACTGATGAGGAAGATCGGCTTGAGCAGCTTGACCGTATGGAGTCGAAAGCACGCATAAATCAGCAAAATAGCCGATGAATATAATCACAGAGCTCGAATCATTAAAGAAGAACTATGACACGACCATTGAGTTGGTTGATGGTCTTACTTTTTCTCAGAAGAAACTTATTAGGACTATCGAGTTCTACTCCAATAGTAAGTACATAAACGGTCAGAAAGATGAACGTGGCCGTGATAAGCCGTACTACCAGATTCTCAATGCTGTGTGTGACGTGGAGAACAGTGCTAAAGACATCAACACATCAGACATCCAAGCAACCTCAGACGACGGAAATCACTATACAGAGTCGATGTTTATGACAAAGGACATCTACGTCTACATGAAGGAGAGTAATTTCGGTAAGACATTGAACGATATGCGTGACGTTCACTCCCGTTATGGAGCTCTTCTCGTTAAGAAGTGTCTACGAAAAGACAAGAACGGCAAGGAAATGCTCTACATAGAGCTTCCAGCATGGAAAAACTTGATCACAGACCAAGTAGACATTCTCAATAACCCAATCATTGAAGGTCATTACATGACTGCTAAAGAGCTCTCAGACAAGCTCGAAGTATGGGAAAAGGAACCTCTAAAGAAGGTTATCCAAAGTCTTCGTGACCAGGGCTCTACTAAGCGTGTTCCAGTCTACGAAATCCGTGGAATGTTCCCACGTTCTTACATCAAAGAGCTAAATGGTGAGGAAATAACAGACGAAGACAAGGTTGAGTACTCATACCAGCTCCACTACGTAGCAGGTACTCCAACAGTCACTGGCCGTAGAAAACTAAGTACAGACGCTCATATTCCTCTTTACTGGGAAGACGACACAGAAGAGGTCTACAAGTATCTCGCTCGTAAACCTCGTGCTGGACGAGCATTCGGAGTAGGCGTGTTTGAAGAAGGTGAGGAAGCTCAGGTGTGGACCAACGACACAGTCTTAAAGCAGTTCCGAGCCATGGAATACACCTCAAAGGTTATTGCTCAGTCAGCATCTAAGAAAGTAAAAGGACGCAATCTCCTTGCAGAAACAGACGATGGTGTAGTCCTCGAAGTTGAACACAACAAGCCTATCGTACCTGTGCAACTCCTTCCATCTGGTGGTCTTGGGCAGTACCAAAACCTTATTAACCAGTGGAACTCTCAGTTAGAGAAAACTACATCAGCATACGCAGCTCAGCGTGGCGATACTCCACTTTCAGGTACTCCATTTCGTTTACAGGCAACCGTCCTACAGCAGTCTTCAAGCGTATTTAGAAACCTTCAGCAGGAACTAGGAATTTTCATTACAGAGATATTTGAGGACTGGATAATGCCGTATCTCGCTACAAAGCTGAACAGAGAGCATATCCTCGCATACGACTTTACCCCTGAAGAGCTTAAAGAAATTGACCGTAACTTCGCTACTCGTGTAGCTAACGAGCGTGCAGCAGAGCTTATGTTCGAAGGGAAGATTGTTTCGGCTGAAGACTACCAGGCATTCCTAGATAACGCTGACGAGTTCATTAAACAGACTAAGAACAAGCGTTTCCTAAACATTCCTAAAGACTTCTACAAGAACTTCTCAGCAAAAATTACCGTCAACGTTACAGGCGAACAGCGAAACAAAGCAGCAACACTAGAAAGCCTCACAAACATCCTGATGACTGTTGCGAACAATCCAGCTCTCACACAAGACCCAGTCCTTTCACAAGTGCTTATGAAGATCATAGAGCTCTCAGGAGCTGGTATCAGTCCAGTCTCTATCTCAGCAGCTATCGCTGAAAAGAATAAACAGCAACAGCTTGCTGCACCAGAAGAAGAGGTAACTGAGCCACAACCAGTAGAACTCTCATTAGAAGCTAACCCAACACCTGTTGTATGAAGCAGAAAGTAACGTGTCCTGAGAAACGCTATATCGTCAAGAAATACATCATGGCGAAGTCAGCCCATGATGCTCTCCTCAAGGAACGAAGAATACGGCCAGACGACGTTTGGCTTGATGAGAACTGGAAGCAAGAGGCAACCTCCCAGCAACTAGAGTCGTGTATCGGGTTCGAATACTACCCAAGCTATGAATAACTCTCTACAAGAATTTTATAACAACAAGGATATGCGAGTGAACGTTCACGGCTACCTTATTGCGTTCCTACGGGAAGAAGCGATCAAGAAAGTGTTCGACAAAGAAGACACAAGTGCAGTCGCAGAGGCTAAGGAAGTGATTGATAAAGCTTTTGAAGAAATGGACTACATGTTCCAGTCAAAGCCTAAGAAAAAGCCTGAGCTTAACGAAGCACGCTAACGGTTATCGTACCGTCCAAAAACGACCTTATTACGAGTATCGTTCCTCACTGAACGTTTAACCATTATCGTTTATGGCAGAAGAAACAAACGTACAGGCTCCCGAAAGTGTAGAGGAGCAGGAAGAAACTACTACACACGAGGAAACAGGTTCCGATGAAGAATCTTCGACGGAAGACTCTAAAGAAGACACAGTAGTCCTCAGCAAGAAAGAGTTCACAAGTATGCAGCGTAAAGCTATTGCTTACGACGCAACTAAAGGCTCTCCCGACAAAGCACCTAAGGTGCAACCAAATATTAACAACACCAATAATGCTGACCCGCATTATTCTGATGAGTTAAAGCTTATTGCACGTGGTTTCTCCGATGAGGAGATCGACCAAGCAAAAGTTGTAGCTAAAGGCAAAGGAGTAAAACTCACTGATGCCATTAAAGACCCTTTGTTTACTTCATTTCAGACTACTTGGAAGGAAAGTAAGCGTAAGGAACAAGCTAAACTCGGTGCTGCACGTGGTTCAGGTGAATCAAAACCTGAAGACAAAAGTTTTAAAGCTGGTTCATCTCGTGATGAACATAAAGCAGCTTGGAAGAAGATGATGGGCCAGTAAGCCCACGCACTATGTGTTGGGCATTACAAACATGCCATTTCCAACCAATACAGAAACCTCAACAACGCTGGCTAGTTATATTCCAGCGGTATGGGGTGACAAGATCAACGAGTTTTACAAACTAAAACTCATGCTCGCAGACTTCTTCACAGACCGTTCTGATGAGCTCGCAGATGGTGGTAACACCCTCTACACACCGACAACAACTGAAATGACTGCAAATGCTAAGGCTAACGCTACAGCAGTTACTCTCAACTCTCCAACAGACACGAAAGTAACACTTACAGTCAACCAGTGGTTTGAAGTGTCGTTCGCAATTGAAGACCGTGAAGCAGCACAGCTCAAGCGTTCATACTACCTCCAGGAACGTTACGCTCAGAGCGCAGGTTACACTCTCGCTAAAAAGCTTGAAGTAGCTATTGCATCACTCTTCGCAGGATTCTCAAACGTTGTAGGAACTTCTCTTACAGCAATTACTGACGCTACGATTCGTTCAGCTATCGGTATCCTTGAAGGAAACGGAATTGACACATCAACAGATGTTGCATTCTTCCTTTCTTCAGGTGTGTTCTGGTCTCAGGTTCAGGGTATCGACAAGTTCTCACTTGCGATTAACTCTCCAAGTAACGACCCAACAGCGAAGCGTCCTCAGTACCTTCTCTACGGTATCCCAGTGTATGTGTCTAACAACATCCAGTACGTATCAGGTTCAACAGGACGTAACAACGCCCTTGCGCACCGTGACGCTATCCACTTTGCTACATCACCACTCGGTGAAGGCGGTTCAATGGCTGGTGACGGCGGACAGATGATGACAGGTGAATACGGTATCCGTGTTCAGTCTCACTACATCCCTGAGTACCTCTCAACCCTTACAACTTCTGACATCCTATACGGTGTGATCGAAAACCGTGATGAAGCAGGAGTACTTATCCTTTCACAGGCTTAATAGCTTAATCCAGTAACTATATGAGTAAAGAAAAAGCAAAGACAACTTCATCAAGCAAGCTTGCAGAACAGGGTACACCTATCGGTCCAAACGGAAATCGTCTTGATAATGGTAAGCCAAACCTCGCTCCAACAGCAGGCTACGACGGCCACTATCCAGTCCAGTTTGACGACGAAACCGACGAAATGTTCGCTATGCGTGTAGCTATGTTCGAAGACAGCTACTCAACAGCAGTAAACATTGAGGAAGGTGGTGAAAACCTTGAATCACAGATCAAAGCTCTCGATGCTAAGCACGAAGCTGAGGTTGCTGCTCTCAAGGCTTCTCACGAGGCTAAGGCTGCTAACCGTGCAGAAACAATGAAAGCTGCTGAAGCTCAGGCAAAGTCTGAAACTAAGACAGCTAAGTAAACCAATTAATAAATAATTGTTGTGCTTGGGTACATTCGCCTGATTCGGTGTACCCAAGACAATCAGGACACAACATGAACGTCATAATTTCACCAAATATAAAGAAAGAACGTGTACGTATCGACACACTAGGAAACGTAATTGACCCTCACACAAAGGAGATCATTGAGCGTAACGAAGTTTACAAACCAACCAAGGAACAGATTCAAGCTATTACAGAACGCTTGGCTGGTACTGATGCAACTCAGACTGAAGAACCAAGTACAGACAACGCTCCTAAAGGTCTTGTTCAAACTCTTGTTGACCTCAGCTCTCCAAAGGCTATTCAGGAACAAATTTACCGTGTAGAGGAAGAGCTTAATCGTCTAAAGGAACTCAAGCGTATCAAAATTGAAGATATGAAGCGTGAGTTACAGGAACTAGAAGGAGAATAATATGCGTGTCTACTATGTCTCAAGTGGAATAGAAGCTTGCTACAACCTCCGTTGTCTTCTTCCACTTACTGCTAATGGATGGGATGGGGATAGGACAAGCCTTACTGGACCTCAAAAAGGTTCGAACATACAGCAGCAGGCCGTTATGCAGGCGGATGTTGTTGTTTTTCATAGGCCGGAAGGGGAGAAGAAGCTGCAACTAGCACGTCTTTTGAAGAGCCTCGGCAAGAAAATAGTCTATGACAACGACGATACCTACAAAAACCCTGAGCATTCAAAGCTTACTGAGTACATGGCAGAGAAACAGCCAAACAAAATGGAAGATATTGAGACTTTCATTAAGGAAGCAGACCTCGTTACATGTACTACCGAGTATTTAAAGGATGAATATCTAAAACTAAACGACAACGTTGTGGTCTTACCCAACTGTGTTGACCCTTTCTACTTTGATGACCCTTTAAAGAACGAATCAGATAAGATTCGAATAGGTATTGTTGGCTCTGTAGGCACCACAGGAGACCTCGAAGTCCTAAAACCTATCATTGATCACTATGAGCATGATGAACGTGTCCAGCTAGTCGCTATGGTTCTTCCTGACCCCGAAGGAAACCCGACCGTGCAAGAAATCTACAAGAATGAGTATGCATACTGGAATAGTAAGAACGTAGAGATGCACTATTTCGTTGATGCAGACAAGTACTACGACGCTATCAATGAATTGCGCTTAGATATGGTGGTTATTCCTCGTGCAGATAACGAGGTAAACAAGGCAAAGTCAAATATTAAGTTTCTAGAGTTCGCAATGCTTGGGGTTCCATGCATCTGCCAGGAATTTATGACCGATGACAGTCCATACCAGTCTGTCCCTGACTGCCGTTACTTGCTTCTAGCAGATACTACTGACGAATGGATTGAGCAAATAGAGAAGCTCATTAACGATAAAGACTATAGGGTTGCTCTCGGGAAAGAAGCTAAGAAGTACGTGTCATTTATATACGACATAAACAACGTCTCTCACATGTGGGAAGACGCATACACATCAATCTTGTAACCCTTTACATACGCTACACAGGTATTACATTCACGGCGTATGTATCCCAAAACAATCAAACTCCAAGACCCGAAACTCCAAAACCTTCTTACAGCGAAGGGAGAACTCATTAAATCAGGTATCGAAATCTCTAAGGAAATTGAAGTCATAGAGCAGGCGATGAACGAAGTAGACCTCAAGGTACAGGAGGTTGAAAAGTCTGTAGACATCAGTGATCTTTTGGAAAAAGAACAGGCTGTTACTGCCTATGTAGAAAAGTGCATTAAAGACATGGAAGCGATCAAGCGTGAGATTTTTGATCGCATGAAGGCGAAGACTCCTAAGGAACTTTATGAAAAATACGAGGCCCTAACAGAAGAGAAGAAACAGAAAGAAGAGGCTCGTAACAAACTAGCTCTCAAAGCTCAGAAATACACAGACAAAATTAAGCCTATTGGAAAGAGGCTTCTTTCGCCGTTCCTTACTACACGAGGCGACGACTACGACTCTATTAAGCTCGAAAACGGAGAGATCGTCTGTACTGTGTTTAACCACTTTGATGAATACGAAAAGCTGTACAAGAAAAAGTACGGGAAGTAATTATGCAATTTTCTAACGCTGCCGACAGAACAGGAGTCATAGAACTACTCGAAGACCTGACGAATACTCAGAGTGCGACTTCTTCTTCCTACCCACTCAAGTCTAAGACTCGTGACATAAACAACGCTTACGCCAACTACAACATGATCGCTCAATCGGTCTCAGGTGACTGGCTATCTGACGACACGAACCACGACGACTATCCAATAGCGACGACTCCACTTCAAGCTGGTGTACAGAACTACTCTTTCATATACGACGAAGACGGAAATCAGATTTTGGACTTTTACCGTGCTGAAGCGGAAGACTCAGCGGGAAACTCATTTGAACTTGTACCGATTGACTCACGAGATATTCACGAGTCTCTTACAAGCTTTATGAGTACCCCTGGTATTCCTCGCTATTACGACAAAACAGCTAACGGAATCTTTCTATACCCAGCACCAAGTTACGCACGTAATGCTGGACTCAAAATCTACTACTCACGTACACCTTCCTACTTTTTACCTACAGACACAAACAAAAAGCCAGGTATTCCTGACATGTTCCATGAGTACCTCGCTATTAGACCAGCGTACTTCTACGCACTTTCTAAAGGCCTTCCTACAGCTAAGAACTACGCAGTTGAAATGGCAAATATCGAAGAACGCATTAAGGATTATTACGCTAGTCGCTCTCAAGACCGTCCTACTCAAATTCGGATGGTGTATAGGAGCTCACGATAATGGCTGACTGGACAAACATCTCAAAACCGACCAGCTTCTCAAGACTTCTTATGGAAGACGGGTCCTTACTGCTGTTTGAAGACTTAGGCCGAATCGTCCTTGATCAAGAAATTAGTGCGTTTACAAACATAACAAAAAATTAGTATGGCAGATAAAAAGATAACAGAACTTACGTCGTATACCTCCATCCAAGACTCGGATGTTCTTCCAATTGTCGATGTAACGTCACTCGCAACTAAAAAGACCACGTGGTCAAACATTAAGTCACTGCTTACAACGTTGTTTGCAGCTATGTTTCCTGACTTTTCTACAGCTCAGACCCTTACGAATAAAACTCTAGGCGCAGGAACAAAAATTGGAGTTGGTTCAGATGCTGTTGGTGACATCTACTACAATGCTGGCTCTGGAACGTTTACACGACTACCTATCGGTACTAATGGACACATTCTAAAAGTGGCATCAGGTGTCCCAAGCTGGGCAGCAGAAGCTACTGTTTCTGATGGTTCATATTCTGCAAAAGGTGTCCTCCAAGGAAATACAGACGCTGCTACATCAGGACTTACCATTGCTGGAGGCGTTATCTCAGTAAATAGCGGTACGGGTGCTAACCAGATTGTAAAGCTTAACGGCTCAGGACAACTTCCAGCTTTAAACGGTGCATTACTCACCAACGTACAGGCATCTTTACCGTCTTTGTTTGTTCAACTTACAAAGACGACAAATGCTACCGATGGAGTAAACGATAACTACTTGTATGTGACTACTTCCGACAGCTCAACGACGTCGGTTTATGGGTCATTCTTTGTACCAGATAGGACTATCACCTCTATTCAGTTGCTATACGGAGCAAGTAACTTCTCTGGGCAAAATCAGTACTGGAACTTTACTTTTAAAAGTACTAATGGAGCAACTATAGAAACTGACTCATCCACAGGAACTCTGTTACCAGACGCTTCTGGTTCTTCAGAGCTTCTAGGAACAATACCGAGTAGCGCTTACGACGGACTTACTAAAGGACGTGTTTGGAGTATTTTCGCAAGCCGTGAAGGAGGGCAGGGAAGTGACGGAGCGGGAACAGCTAAGGTAATGGGAATCTTAATTACTTACGCATAATGCCAACAGTATATATAAACAAATTTGATGGCGGTCACGCTGAAGACAATCGTACATTCGCTACAGATCAGTGCGAAGAGTGTCTTAACTTTGATATATATACAAATCCTCACAAGCTCATCCCTATACGAGGTAATACTGAAGAAATAATCAGTAGCGTCGACTACGACATGAATGAGATTCGCATCGCTGATGTTGGGATTGCTAGTGTCTCAGGTACTCCCACGATCGTAGGAGTTGGTAAGTCTACTGACGTTTTAGCTGCACCATCTTTTTATACTAAAACCATAATTACAGACCCTTGGCTGAAAGTAGCATCAGGAACAGGTACATACGCTCCAGGAACATTAGTTATCTACCGAGGGCTACCTTATGTTCTTTCTACTAACGGTGACCTTCAAAAGTGGAGTGGTGCTGTTAGTACGGTAGGCAATAACGCTGGTACAAATATTGGAAGTTCTTTTCCTCGTCCGTATGTTCACCCTGAAGATAACGTACTGTATACAGTTATCGGTAATATTATTGGTAAGTGGGACGCATCAACGTACACTGCTGCTTCAACTATTCTTCCTGACGGCATGACAGCTAGCTCTATCACTCATTGGGGTGGTTATTTAGCTATAGCTATGCGCCCAACATACGGCATTGGTAACTCCTACGGCGTACTTTGGGGACGAGACACAACGATCAACACACTTCAAGGCGTTATTGATTTTGGAGAAGGAGACCTAAGAATTTTAGAGAACCTAGGCGAAGTGCTCGTTGGTTTAGTCTATTCTAGGACAAACTTTTCAAGCACTATTAGTTACAAGATAGACGTAAAAGTTTACTCCGGCGGTTCCGTAACAACTGTTAAGTCTATCCCTATCCCAGCAGGTGCTGACAACACCTACCCAGTTTTAAAACTCAAGAAAGACGACAAGCTTTACTTTGCAATAGGAGGAAACTCAACAGCCATTTGGTGTGTCTATAAAAACAAAGAAGGATACTGGGTAGTTACTAAAGAGAGATATTTTAGACTCGGTACTAGTAACGCAGCAGATTTAGCTGGTTCACCTTCAGGCCTGAGCCTAATCGGGGATATTTTTTATCTAGGCTACTTCGACTCAGGGGGCACATATCGTCTTCAATCGACGACAACCACTCCGTCATATATAGCAACTAGTAAATATAAGACAACGGTAAACCCGAACATGGTTATTAGTGATCGCTTCAAGTCAAAAACCCTTGAGGCCGTTCACATTGCCATTACGGGATCAGCTACAGGCTCAGCAGGGCTTTCTTACTCTGTTGATGGTTCTGATATGACTAGCATTATTTCTGAACCTAACTCACTTGGTGAATACGTTGTCGAAGCATCTGCTGAAGCTGGAGGAAAACCATTTGCTACTGGGAGAGAGTTCCAATTCCTCGTAGAAAGTTCTGGTGGAGCTCAGATTAAAGAAATTCGTTACCGTTACAAAGTAGTAAATGACCTTGTATGAGTCCAGAACAAGTAGAAATAAACAGACTAAGGGAAGAAGTACGAGCGTTAACACGAAAGGTTAATGAGCTTAATGAGTTTATGGATGTTTACCAGCGCACCTACTTCATAGACAAAGTGGTTATAAACAAACCTCTATTTGTCAGTTCGGATGCTACGTTTGGCGGTAACAAAATTGCATTCTACGGAAAGACACCTTCAACTCAGCCCGCAGCTATTACTCCACCATCTGGCGGTGCAACAGTTGATTCACAAGCTAGAGCAAGCATAGCTAGCATCATAGCGGTGCTAAACACGCTCGGGCTTACGGCCTAGCCAAATTCTACAAGGGTTATATATTCACCACGACCATGGCAACACTGAACGCAGAACAAAAGAAACTAGGCTACAGCACAGCAATAGGACCATACAATCCAATTACTGGTGAACTTAATAGTCCAAACATTCCAGTAGGCGCAGTTGCTCCAACTACACCTCTTCAGATCGCTACAGACACTACGACAGAACCTAACTACGGAAGCATGATTGGAAGTATCACGCAGGGTCTTATTGATGACTACACAACCTATAACAACCAGCTTACGAAAGCTCAAACACAGCAGACGGGAACTGGAAACAACATCCTAAGTCTTATGGAGCAAATGGCTGGAAAGACAGCAGATACTCAACTTGCAGAAGACGCTACAGGCGTAAACAGAGAGACTGAAAACCTCAACAACTTTGTCAGCCAACTTGCGGAACTTAATGGTCAAGCTAAGTCGTTAAACCGAGAAGCTCAGGCTATACCACTTGTTGTTCAAGAACGAAACCGAAACACAGGTGCAACAGATCGAGGTATTGCACCACAGACCACCGGGATGCTTCGTGAAAATGCTATCCGTGCTCTTTCTATTGCTCAGCAGTCAGATATTGCTGTTGCCGGAATGACTGGTTCACAACTTCGGCTACAAGCTGCAAAAGACAAGGCACAGCAGATGATTGACCTCAAGTATAAGCCTCTAGAGGCTCGCCTTGCTATGAAAGAGAAGCAGTATGAACTCAATAAAGACTCACTAGATGCAATCGACAAGAAACGCTCAGAGGCTCTTTCAGTAGCTATTAAAAATGAAGCAGATGAACTGGCAGATAAGAAAGAAAGAGCTAAGCAAGTAGAAACTATGCTTCTTGACGCACAAGCAAACCAGGCCCCTGAAGGTATCCTTGCTTCTGCACGTGATATAGCAAAGAAAGGTGGAAGTGCAGTTGATGTAGCACGAGCAATTGGAAAATATAGCAGTGCAACAGCTAGGGCCCTTCTTCTAAAAGAACAACTCAGCACTGAACGTCTCCAGCAGGCAAATATACGTAGCACCATGGCTGACCGAGCTGCCCGGCTGCGTATTGCTCAAGCTGAAGCAGCCATTAAAGAAAACAAAACTGTAACTGATGCTGATAAGCGTTTAGTACTTGAAGACAAACTCGCTCTTATTAAAGGCATTAAAACTCACAAGGGTCTTTCTGCTGCGGTAGGTTCTTCAGGTCCACTTGGACGTGGAGGAAGACTAGATGCAGGAGCAGCACGACAGTCATTTATTGGTGACGTTGAACAGCTTGTATCTAAAGAAACGTTAGACACACTTCTCAACCTAAAAGCTCAAGGCGGAACTCTTGGAGCTCTTTCCGACGAAGAAAACCGCATGCTACGTAGCGCAGCAAACAAGATCGGTACTTGGACTATCAAAAACGGTGACGGAAGAGTAACTGGTTATAGGGTTGGAGAAAAAGCATTCAAAGCTGAACTCGATAACATTACGAAGATTACTGAACGAGCATACGAAAAAGCAGGAGGTACAGCTAGTACGTCTTACCTAGATACAGTTGAAAGTGCACTTACGTCAGAAATTGGACCAATGGATACTGAATCATATCTAAACTCACTCTAATATGGACAAAAAATACATCACAAAAGAACAAGTGAAAGTAATCGTAGATAATGCTCCTAAGGGTGCTGACAAGAAAGCCCTTATTGAAGGTCTTGTAGAACGTGGATACACTCTTCAGGGATTCAACGATCAACCAGCAGAGCCAGCTAAACCAGCAGGCTTTATTGGACGTGTTACTCAGGACTTCAAACAGCGTGGTGATCGTATTAGCGATGCAGTAGCAGGAGAAGGTGAGTTTGCAGGTCAGTCAGCACTACGACGTAGCACGTCAGCAGTAGGAACAGCTTTTAGTGGTATCCCTAAAGTGGTAAAAGAGGCTTTACCTGAACCAGGACGAGACGCATTAGATTATGTTGGTAAGAAAATGGGTCAGGGTCTCAGCTTTTTAACGGACAAGATCAGCGACAACGATGCACTACAAAAGTGGGTTAGTGAAAACCCAGATGCAGCACGACGTCTTGAGGAAATTGCGGGGACAGCAGCTAATACTGGAGAAATTGCAGGAAACATTCTTGCTGTACAAGGAGGTGCTAACGCTATTACAAAAAGTAAGAACGTTATCAGAACAGGTGTACAGAAACTTGATGACTCACTAGCTAGCACAGGGGAAAAATTTGGTGATACTTTACGTATTGGAAATACTAATATTAGCCCTAGCTTTGCAGAAAACTTTGTGAAGCTCGACCCGAAAGTTGTAACAGTTGTTAAAGAAACTCCTACTGCTAAAGTAATGGAATATATCAGGCAGGGCGAAAAGGCTTTGGCAGACCCTAGAGTAATTACTCCTTTAGAGTCAGCAGGACTCAAAGCAAAAGAAGTTCTTCCAGTTCTTCAAGGTCAAATGGATGACTACGGAAGGATTATTTCAGAAACACTTAAAGTAAAAGGGGATGTTAAGGTTGGTCCTATTGCACAGAACGCCAAAACAACTCTTCGACAGAGACTATATGACGACCTTGGTGGAATCATAGACGAAAAAGGGAATGTTAAATCTGCACCAAGCAGGTCTCTAAAATTCAGTGACACAGCCGATAAGACTCTAATAAAGATCACGGACTCCCAGCTTTCTCGTCTTGGGAAAGACCCAACATTACGTCAGGTAGACGACGTTATTTCTAATATTCAAGATCAGCTATACAAGCGTAAGTCTCTAACAGCAGTACCTGTAAATACACAGGTTGAAGCAACGCTTAAACAAATTATTAAAGAGCTTAACGATGAAGCTAAAAAAATTGGCGGTGAAGAATTTGCTGTAGCTAAAGCAAACTACTCACGAGTTAAGAACACTCACGGCAACTTGAATAAACTTCTAGGTGAAGATGGCAACAAGGGAGGAGCACTTCTTAAGCGTTTCTTTAGTCCTTCTGATGCTGGTACCAAGAAACTCTTTGCTCAAATTAAAAAAGAGACAGGTATAGACCTATCTCAAGATGCAGTAACAGCTAAGTCAGTAATGGATATATTGGGGGACACCCGATCACGTTCTCTTTTAGAAGGAGGTATCCCGACAAGCCCACTTGGAGCAGTAGGAAGAGTAGTGGACATTGCTGTAGACAAAGTAGCTGGTGAAGCTGTTAAAAAAGCTAAGCTGCAAAAGATGGTTCGCAACTCAAAAAAAGATTAGCCTAGGTTGCTATTTCTTTCTTTTTCACCTTGTTCAGAAATCTTTATTAAGGTTCTGAGTTTGGCGTCACGCATCTGACGCTTCCACCATGGGCGAAGAGCGAGGACGATGAGTACTATTGCAATAAGTATGATTATAACCATGTTATTTAGTGTGTTTGTATAAGGTGAACCCAGTAGCAATTAAAATACCTCCGCCAAGTATATACTCTAAAGTTTCGTTACCGATTCCGACTAGAGTAAATACAAGACCTCCAAGAACCAGTACCATACTAAATGCTTGTATATAGACCTTCATAATACCTATACTACACCACATAAGTTAAATTTCATCAAATAACTGTGGATAAACAAAAAAGCCCCGTAAAGGGGACTTTTTTGTTAGTGTGCTTTTCCGAGTAAAAGACTCGGGATTCGTAATTGAGGCAGGTTACGAACACCTACAAACCTCAAAGAAACACGCTATTCTCATATTTTCTGGCTTTTAAGGCCATGCAACGACTGTTAGGTCGTACCTTACAACAGGTAATTTAAGTTTATCCACATGTCATACACATGTCAACACATGGTAGATGTGAATAACATATGTGTATACATATGTATGTACATATCATATACATACTATTCAATGCGGAGAGTAGGGGATTCGAACCCCTGAGACCTGTTGTAAGTGATCTGCCAGTTTTGGAGACCGGTGCATTAGACCGCTCTGCCAACTCTCCGTCGCCTTTAAAATAATAAATTACCAAAAGACACGGTCATTATACTCTCATTTTATAAAAACAATAGGGGAATTGCCTTTACAGGACCTACAAGGGTTATATATTCGGCCTGTAAATGGACAATATACAGAAGCTTAAGAAGATAGCGGAAGTTCTTAATATAGAAAACGTTGTCACTACCGAAGACATTGAGCAAGTACTGGCTGGCTTTATTTCCATACTCGCATCTTTCAAGAAAAACACTCAAGACCTCAACGAAGAGACACGTCAGCTCGTTAACGACACCTTTGAACAGATAAATACACGCTATCAGGAAACACTTGCACAAGTAGATCAGCGAAACAAAGCAGCAGATTCAGCAGTAACTAAACGAATTGATGCAGCTCTCACTCAATTTCAGAAAATATCAGCAACAGTTCTTGCTTCAAAGCCTGAAGATGGTAAACCCGGTAAAGACGCTAATCCTGAAGACGTTGTTCCACTTGTCTTACCTCTAGTATTAGAGAAGATAAAAATTCCAGAGAAAGACACAGCCGAAGAAATCAGAGAAAAACTTGAGTCATTAAAAAAAGACGAACGACTTGATGCATCAGCCATTAAGGGTTTAGAGCAATTCACCACAGAGGCAACTCTTAGAAACGCTATAGCTACTCTTCAAAACCAAACTCGTTTTCTTATTAGTAAACAGAATGGCGGAGGGAGCTGGGGTTCCATTACTGGCTTAATTTCAGACCAGGCAGACCTTCAAGCAGTCCTCGACACAAAGCTTACTATACCTTCACTCACAAGTGGTTCAGTACTATTTTGGAACGGAACAACAATTGCACAAGATAACGCTAACTTCTTTTGGAACAACACAACGAAAAAACTTACCTTAAGCGCTCTAACATTTGGTTCTAGTCTCGGAAATGCAAAGTTAGCTGTTTGGGACGACGGTAACGGTGGAACTATCGGCTTCGGCATCCAAGGAAGCGACTTTCGTTTTCATGTAAATGTTCCAACTACGTCTTTTAACTTTTACGATTCACCTAACGGCAATAATCTACTTAAGATTGTTTCGTTTATTGGCGGTACATGGCTCGATCTCCCTGACACTGGTCCTTCGGCTATCGGTGTAGGAGGTGTTGGTGGTAACTCAATGATTGCTTACTGTGCTGGGCCAGGACAATACTTCGGCAACGCTTTAGGTGGAGATATTGCATACCGTAACATTACAGGCAGATTACTATGGGGTAATACATCAGGGGATGCATCAATGATGCTCAGTGGCGATAAGCTTGGAATTGGTATTGACCCTACATACAAACTAGATGTAAACGGTCGCTCACGTATTCAAAAAGACCTTGTTATAGGCTCAGGAACTCCTTCCACTTGGGATACATACGCAGGTGTTTTTGATGGCGGTACAAACGCTATTGTGTACGGTGCTTCAGGTGATATGCACTTGATCTCAAATGCAGTCGGCTTAGGTAATTGGACATACTACGCAAATGGCCCAGCAGTAAACCAGTACATGTACAACGGTGATTGGGTTCTTCGTACTGCTGGAAGCGGTTTAGGTGGTGCAAATATTTCTTGGAATACACGACTAACTGTTCAAAATAACGGAGACATTGTTTTCCCTGGACAGCTTAGAGGAACCGGAGCTTCAGCTTTGCGTACTGGTGGAAGTGGCGTAGGGCCAGGCCGATGGCGTTTCTATGATGAAAGTGGCTATCTCATGTCTTTCTACGACGTAGGTACTGACTATGATGACTGGGGATTGTATTGGGATACTAATGCAAACGCTCTATCGTTTAGAGCTGCTGGAGTAAATACAATGACCATCAACTTAGGGGCATCGGTGGATTTTAACGTACCTATCGGAGCTCAAAGTTATGCAGTCATAAACAACGACGGAGCTGGTGACATAAATATGCTTCGTCTATCTACTTCGTATGACGTTGGTGGTAGAAAAATGATGACGTGGGACGATTCAGTTGCTATAACTGGCGCAATCAGTACTTCATTTGACAACTCAGTAAATACCACTAACTTGCACTTCGGCCACCTGTACCACAACGGCTATACATCTACGGATAGAATGATTCTCTACGGTACTGGAAACCTCTCAATTGGTACGACAGCAAAACTCGGAAACCTAACTGTAAGTGGCGGACAAACATTTAGCGGCACTCCAGCACTAGGTCTCGCTTCTCTAGGTTCGATTAACTATAGCGGCGTATGGGTAGGTAATGGATTTGCGTTTACTAACGCTACATCAGGTTCTCAAGTGTTCTCTATGGTTATGAATGCAGATACAGCATTCTTTGGGTTCTTAGCTGGAAATACCGTTGTCTCTGCTCCAATGTTCCTTAGTGCTTCGGCAGTGACGCTCAATGTCCCTACAACCGTACCTGATGATGCCTATGCAGTTGGATGGAATGGTTCAACTCAAGTACCTACCAAGAACGCTATTTATGACAAGATAGAAACACTCGCACCACTAGCTTCTCCTACGTTTACGGGAACACTAACAACTCCAGCGATAAAGATCACGGGCGGTTCACCTGGTGTTGGTAAGGTACTTACTTCAGATGCTGACGGTGATGCAACTTGGGAAACACCAGCAGGAGGGGGGAGCGCAGCAGAATCACTCGTCGGTTATTACGACAATGGAGGCGTAGCGACGTCTTCAATAATCGTAAGTACTGGTCTTGATCTTGAAGCTCATAAAAACTATCGAATCGTTGTGCAAATGCGCAACGCTTCTTCGTCAGGACAAATGCGTATTCGATTGAATAACGACACAGCAAGTAACTACGCATTCTCTTACATAGCTAACTACTACTCATCTTCAGCTAGCGCAGGTAACACCCTAAACAACTCTTGGTCACTAGTTACTACAGATGGAAGGCACTTTACAGGCGAACTTCAACTTTCAAAAACGGCTAGTGAACATACTCTCATGTACGGCAAAGGCTCGAACTACAACACCACGAGCGGACAAGTATACGGCCAAGAAACATATGGAAGGTACCAAAGCACTACGAACGTCACTCGTATGGATTTTTACCATGATAACGGGGGTACATGTCAGTGGCGTATTTGGATATTTAAAGCAAACACAGCGTAGTTATTAACAATAAATTAAGAAGTATATATGTCAAAACAAACAATAAAAACGGGCGACACAACATTCAAGATCACAGAAACAAAGACCCAGACGAACGAAACGCTCCACAACCTAGACTATCTAGTTGCAGAAAAAGAAGCAGCTGAAAAGCGAATACAAGAAATTGATGCGCTCATAGCTGAGGGTCGATCAAAAGGTGTAAAGACTCGCAAAGAGATCGAGGAAGAAAAGAATCCTAAGAAATAATTATGGCTTTTTTCTACGTCGCATTCATAGCATACCAACTATTAGCCTCTCTCGGGAATGCTGTATTCGGCTGGAAAATTGCAAATCTTAAACTAACTCCCACACGTACTTGGTCATTGTATTCGATAGCAAGCTTCATACGTTTCTTAACGTACGTATGGACGGCCTTCCACTTTAAAGAAATTTTAGAACTTTATTCTCACTTTGATACTTCTTATATCCTTGTAGGTTTGGTAGTTGAGACTGTAATTATGGGTCTTCTGCTGGCGTTTACTGTCCGAAAATACACGATTTACAACCATGGAACTAAATCTTTAACGTTATGAGTAACACAGCAACAATCATTACAGCAATCTTGGGTCTTATCGGTGCATTATTCACTGCTTACTTAGCGTTCAAAGGTGCCAAACCTAAGTCCAGTGCAGAGGCTAAGAAGATGGAAGCTGAGGTGTTAGTGACGTTTAGTGATGAATGGAAAGTTCTCTATCGAGAGTCTCTGACGGAATTAAAATTCGTAAAGAAAGAACTGGCTGAGCTCAGAGCATTGTTTTACCTAAAGGAGGAAGAACGAATACACCTAAGAGAAGAGAAGAACGAAGAGATTAGAGTTATTAAAGAAAATCATAGTAAAGAAATCGCCAGCCTTAACAAACGAATAGATGACCTTGAGACAGAACTAGAAAAATACACCCCTAAACATTTAGCAGAAATGGCTCACAGCGTCATAGACAGAGTTGCAGAACAAGCAACCGACTCACATAAATAATATGAACACAGCATCAACACCATTCAATCGAGGTACAGGAGCACTACCCGACTCCGCAGTAGATAAGAAGAAGCTCTATAAGTATGAAGAAGCTCGTGGAGTAGCTAAAGCTGCCATATGGATAGAGAAACAACCTGACCAGTGGAAACGCTACGGCAAGATACGAGATCAATATACGTCTGGCTCGTGTGTTTGGCAGGCTATCGCTCTGATTCTTGGAATTGAAAACCTTCGTGAAGAAGGTAAGTTTTATGAGTTCTCAGCTCGTTCAGGCTACGCAAGAAACTTCGTTGCTCCAGGTGGAGGGTGTTATCCAATACCATCGTTTCAGTGGGCAGCAGAGAACGGTCTTCCGTTTGAAATACAGCTTCGTTCACAGCTTGTAGATGAAATGTCTATGCGAGTTATCTCTGACGAAACTGAAGGAGATCGTATTGTGGCTAAGATTTTCCGTGGAGGTAAGTTCCTTTCTATCGACCCTTGGAATACAGATGCCATTGCTTCAATTGTTGATATTGGAAAAGGTATCGGTATCTCTGTACGCTTCAACGGCTATCTTAATCCAGACGGAGGGGCTCCACTTTCTAAAAGTGGGAAAGACGGACACGAAATTGTAATTGTTGATCGAACTTTATGGAAAGGGAAGAGGTCTTGGGTCTGTCAGAATAGCTGGTCAGATCAGTGGGGTTTCAAAGGTCTATTTGTAATCACAGAAGACGAATTCATTAAGGGCTGTGATTCTGTACTTTACTTCGAGGACTTCAAAAACAAAATCAACGACAGCATCACTGAAAAACCAAAGTACGTATTCACAAAAAATCTTAAGCTCGGTTCAGACAACACAGAAGTAGCTATGCTCCAGCGTTGTCTTGGATACCTTAAAGACTCTCAGGACTACCTTTTCCCAATGATTCAACCACCAACTGGATACTTCGGGGGACTTACACGTGATGGAGTTAAGCGTTTTCAAGCAATGCAGGGAATTAAAGTTACAGGGGAAGTCGACTCTGCAACACGAATAGAACTAAACAACATATTCAAATGAAAAAAATCTACCCAGAACTAGAGCAGGGGATGGACCCTAAAAGTAAAGTCGCTAAGGCAGGTCTTAATAAACCTCAGTGGCTAGTTATTCACCACACAGGTGGTACAGACAAGAACCCTCTAGCCGACAGCTCTAACTTCACGTTCAAACAATGCGACGACTACCACAAACTTCTATGGAACTATAAAAGTTCTCTCGGGTTTTACTGCGGATACCACTACTACATTGAGAAGAACGGCAAAGTCTATCAAGCTCGTGCTGACAGTGACCTAGGAGCTCACACAGTGGGCTACAACGATAAATCTATCGGTATCTGTCTAGCTGGTAACTTCGACTCTACGATGCCTACAGCAGCCCAAACCAAGGCTCTAGGAACCCTACTCATGCAGAAACTTAAAGAACACAACCTTAGAGCAACAGCCATAGTCCCACACCGTAAATTTGCAGTAAAGACCTGTTATGGCAACAAACTTCCTGACACCTGGGCACAACTTCAAGTCTCTACCTCGATCGTCGAAGAGGTAGATAAACTGCATGCTCAGGTGCATGACTTATTAGTTAAAGCATTTCAATAACATGTTAGAAACAATCATTATCATTCTACTCGTTCTCTGGCTCCTCGGAGTAGGTGGAGTATTCGCTATTGGCTCAGTCCTTCACGTGCTTCTAGTTCTTGCCGTCATTGTCATTATTATTCGAATAATTAGATAACTATGGAACTATCAACAGAAATCTTAGGAATCCTTGCAGCGTTTGTGGCTGGTTTACTTAGCCTCATTCCAGCTCTTGGTGCAACAGAAATTCGCCGTAACCTTACAGCGATTATCGTGCTTGTTCTCGGGATGTTCTTCTACGGAGGATTCGAGTACACAACTCTCGCTGCCTTCGTTAAGTACTTCATTACTGCTGCTGTATACGCAGTTGTAACCTACAAAATCTTCGTTCAGAACTTTATTGAGAAGCCAGCTCAGCGTGCTATTGCAGCCCGAAACCCATCCTACGCATCAAAGATGGACCTAGAGGGATAGCATGTGTGATCATGTCTTCCCCAAAGATGATAGTGGCACTAGTCGCCTTACTGATACTCCTTGTACTAAGTGTGGACGTAAAGTTTGCGTTCTAACATCTCAGAACGATACAGCTTCCGAGTAATCGGAGGTTGTGATCGCTCTAAGAGCGACAAATATTCTTTCACACCTAAATACACGCACATGAACAAGCGCACTTCCAAAAGTAAAGTGTCTTCTAAGCCACGTTGTAAATCTTTCTTTCACTTCAGCCAGATGAAAGTTTGGCGATAAAACAAATTGCCATGAGCCAGAAAAGGACAGCAGCACCAACTGCTACGAAAGTACTTTGGTGTCCTGATTGCGATCAGCCGACCTTACAGCAGATATTCTACAAACGTACAAAGACCATTAACACGGTTATACACGTAGAATTTGAGACTGAATGTAGGCGTTGCAAAGTACGTAACGCTGACGAAGAAGCTCCGGTGGTAGAGCACTTAGTTCCGTGTGTAGACTACAATACGCTCATCCGCAGCCCCTTGCTGTACGATGTAGCAGAAACATAATTCGCCGATTCGCTACCGACGGACAAGTCCCTTAAGAAAGGACGAAATAAAGAGTCTCCCCATAAGGAGGCTCTTTTACTTTAGAAATATTTTAACTGGTGATGTTATTGTGCTGTTGCACGAAGAGCCATGCACTCCAGAAAACCCATGCACTAAGTGTACTGAGGCAGGGGACAAGTCGTTCACTTTACACCTTGAAAAATAAGGTTTTAATTCGATTCTGGGGATAACTCCATTATATATTGCTAAATAAAGGTGTGAACGATCGTACACTAAATTTGAACTTCAGTGCTACACTAAATGTATCAAATTTGATGGTCTTTATTGACAGACAAGTTAATATGTTGTAGGGTCGTAGGCGTTAACTTAGTTGACAATTATTAGTTAGTATTGCCTACTGATTCCCGAAAAGGGAATACTTCTACCAGTAGTGCGTTGTCAGCGGTATACTTACCGTGCGTGTTTTACACGCCGCAGCCCACTAGTGTAGAAGCTAGTGGGATTTGCGTTTTATGCAGAAAGAAATAACAGAGTATCTAGCATGGAAAGGAACATACGCTCCACGAGCAGCTCAAATGTATCGTGTGTGGCTTGAACGTTTCCTTGAAGTGAATGGTTCTAAAGCGTTAAGTAAATACGCTGTAGCAGATATTGTGCGGTATCGACTTTACTTAGAAAAGTACAGTCCATACACTGCGCAGTTTGCGACAGTCGCAGTTCAGAACTTTTTCAAGTACTGGAAACTGCAAGGGAAGTCATGTCTATCTCCCGAGCTTATTAAAGTAGGTAAAACAAACCCTAAGAGCCACCGAGCAGTGACTGAAGATGAGGTTTCAAAGATACTCGCAGTGATAGACGAGTCCTCTTTTGCAGCTTTTCGTGATCGCATTATTGTTCGCATGCTCTGGGAAACTGGTGTACGAGTATCTGAGCTCACATCGTTGAATATCGAACAGATTAGTCGTAGTCGAAATAAGACATCTCTCATCACGAAGAAAAACAATAAGCGAAGAATTATTGTTTGGAGTAAAGAGACTCACATTCTGCTTTCGCAGTATTTAGAGCTACGTCAGATACTGACAAATACATCTCCGTTGTTTATCTCTAATTGCATGTCCGGCAATACAAGGCTTACGCCTCGATCTATTGAGCGTATAGTCAGTTATTATGCACGCAAGGCAAGCATCACAGAGAAAGTAACGCCTCATAGTTTTAGGCATGGCTACGCTCATCACAGGCGTGATAAGTACAATGCACCGCTATCATTTATAAGCCGAGCACTAGGTCATCAGAATCCTGTGAGTACTTTTATCTATGAACAGTACTCAGATACAGAGTTTGAAAGTCAGGCTGAAAAGTACTTGTAAGTGTAGACAAGTGTGCTAGTATCGAAATATGCCAAATCCTTATACAGACATGGAGAAAGTTAAAGAAGTAATGGAATACCGAAAAGTTTTAGATGAAAAAGGTATTCCAATGTCTCTCAGAACAATTGCAGAGAAAATGAACAAGCCTTTAAAGAGTGTTAACCGATGGCATTTAATAGGTACTGGTAAAATAAAACCTAGACTTCCAAAGATAAAAGAGACTTATCCACAAGACAGTGTAGACAAGTAATATACTAGAGCTATAATAGATATATCAGTAGGTCGGTAACTCAGAGAGATAACACCTTAACAACTCAACTGTTCGCAAATAAAAGCACTGGTGGTGCTTAAAAAAATCGTTTGACAGTGTCGTAAAAATATGGTTATACGACAACGTTAAAAAACCCTTTAGTATACGGGCGTTCACACGATTTATATTCACTCACCAGGCCAAAACCTGGTCTTTTTTATTTGCGGACAGTCGCCGAAAGATTGTCCTCTTTTTAATTACGCTCTGCGAGTACTTGTGCTTGCACACATGCATCCTCAATGTCCAGTAACTACAAAAGCTGTACAGGCCAATCTTTCGACGACTGCCACAAGCAGTAGGTCGAAAGAGGGAGACATGCTCCTACAACCAACAATCAGTCCGTTAGCCCAGGAGCTCATAACTCCAAGCCGAGAGGCTGAAAGCAAAACGGGTGAGGCCTTGAGGTTGTAGGCGTTTGTCTCTCTCGCCATTAACAAGAATTACATACTAACAATGAATTACACACAAACTTGGGCTATGCGAAACAACATAGCAAAGAAAACTAAACGAATTGATGCAGTAGTAATGGCACTCAGTTCAATAGGCTTTGCTCTCATCTTGGTTGCATGCGTCCTCTAATTACAAGCCTTATATGCTCCAAGCTGTCCACTTATAAGGCGGGCAGCTTAGGGCAATAAATATATGTCAGATTCAGCAAATCAAAGCGAAGAAATTGTGAGTGTTGGCTCAACACCAGAACAAATCGAAGAGATGAAGCATGTCTTCGACACAGTTACTGAGAAAGGGCGATGCAAGGTATGCAAAACAGTTCTACCGCTTACTAATGGAATTTGTATCTGGTGTGAAAACAAACGTAAGTTCCCAAGGAAGTACTAGTATGCACCTCAACGAAAACAACCAGCTAATAGGAGAGATCGAAAAAATGCCTGCTGGAACTGCTGCAAGCATCATGAAAAGCATCCTATATATGCCTCCACTTGGCGAGGAAGCTAAAAAAGCCAAGAAAAATGAGCTCATTAAAAAGCTCATTCCTGATAAGTACACAAATTTATTCGAACTAAAAAAAGTATATGCAACTACTCAACAAGATACAAAAGGAGTTGAAAGCTCCAAAAAACCAATTTAACCAATTCGGTAAATACAAATACCGAAACTGTGAAGACATCCTGGAAGCAGTCAAACCTCTCCTAGGGGAAGGAACACTGACTCTAAGTGATCATGTTGTGCAGATAGGAGATAGGTACTACGTCAAAGCAACAGCAACACTAAAAGACAGCTACGGTAAAGAAGAAAGCGTAACCGCATACGCACGAGAGTCAGAAGACAAGAAAGGTATGGACGATGCTCAGATCACAGGAGCAGCAAGTTCATACGCACGAAAGTACGCACTTAATGGCCTCTTCTGTATTGACGATACGAAGGATGCTGACAGTAAAGACAACACAAACCCTGAGAGTGATGACATCACCTACGAAGAAGAGGGGGTCGAGCAAGAACCAACAGGTACTAGACCAGCTAATCGAAGAATCTAATGGGACCAAAAGAAAAAATATTCGCAGATGGACTTATGTGGCAAGACCCACCAGAAAAAGCACCTAACTTCATCAAAGGAAAAATCCTTGTGAACGCTGTGAAGTTCAACGAGTTCATGCGTAACAACGCTAATCACATGAGTGGGAAAGGCTGGTTCACCATCGAGATGAAAGAGTCACGTAGCGGTTCAATCTACTTCGAACTGAGTACTTGGCAACCATCAAAGACACCTAAATCTACAGCAGAAACAACTCCAGGTGTGAACTTCCCTGAATCAGAAGACGTTGAGTACCCACGAGAAGAGATCGACGCAGACGAAATACCGTTCTAATTAAAATTCATATTCCTTAACAACATGGCAAAACAGAGAATAATAAATACCCGATTTTGGTCAGACACATATGTAGTAAACCTTGACCCACTTGAGAAGTATTTATTTCTCTACTTCCTAACAAATGAACACACAAATATTTGTGGCATCTATGAACTCTCCACCAAAACTATGGCTAATGAGACTGGACTGGAGGAGAAAACGGTACAGAAAATGATTAAGCGGCTCAAAGGAAAGGTTTACTACGTCAACGGGTGGGTCTACATCAGAAACTTCTCAAAGCATCAGCGAGAGAATGAGAGCATCAAAATTGGAGTAAGCAGAGCAATGAGCCTCGTACCTCCTGAAGTACTCTTAAAAATCAACGAAATAGACAAACTCCCACAGTCTGATACCAGTCTGGGTACAGAGCCCGACATACCTGAACTTGAATCTGAACCTAAACTTAAACCTGAACCTAAAGGATATGCAGCTAAAGCTGCGTCTTCTTCCAGTCCTAAGAAGTTAGACCCAAAGAAAGATACAACACCACAAGACCTCAAGGAGTATCTAGAGAAAATGCGTGCGAGTCCCAGCAGACATATCAGGCTTATAGCCGAATATGCAGACGAGCTTAAACCAAGGTTTACAACCAAAGGCCAATGGCATGTCTTCACACAACGACACTTACGGGATGCATCAGACTTAGCACCCTTTACCGACGAACAAATAGCGAATGCTTTTAGTCAGGTAAAGAAAAACCTCAAGACTTCAAACAATCCGAAAGGTTATATCACCAAATGGACCATCAAAACATTACTAGACTTCATCCACGAAAACTAATATGGGATTCGACAAATCAAAGCAGGAAACTGGCGCAACTATGAGTCTTGAAATGATTCGTAACTGCAAAAAAGAAATGTGGAAGCATGGTTATACAGAGAAGGCATACAGAACATTCCTCGCTGAAGTAAAAGCTATGAGTACTGATACAACCACGTATGTTCAGTTTCCTAATCAGGATATAGATAAATACCGTGAGAAGTTTGTAAAACAATACGAGTCCAGTTTGGGTGACGCACTCATGTTCGACGAGTTAGCTAAGGTTCGAAGACAAGACGATAAGAAGCAATGGAACGAAACAGGTTATTTCTGCCCAGCTTACTTTTGGAACGCAGTAAGAAGCATGACCTCGTAAAAATAATCCTATGAAAACACGAATGCAAAGCACATCTCTGATCGCTTTTAAAGACATTGTGGAAACGATTGGTCCACGACAGGCAATGGTGTACTCAACGATAAAAAAGTATGGAGAAGTAACTGACCGTGAAATAGGAGAAAAACTAGGCTGGGAAATCAACCAAGTTACTGGCAGAAGAAACGAACTGTTTAGATTGGGCCTCATTAAAAAAACTGGCACTCGGTATTACCAAGGACGACCGGCTATAAGGTGGGGTCTCGTGCGATTAGAAAGTAAATTGAAAAAATAATATGAAACCAAAAACAAACGAAGTTCTTGATAGTAAAGGTCAGAAGCGACTAGAGCAGTTACTCAAGGCTGCTAGTGAACACAACAACCACTTTATCTTTGTTGCAGTCAACACTGGACAGCACACAGAAGCAATGATGGCTGGAAGCAACGTTGGAATCAACCATGTTGGATGCCTAGTAAGTAACTTTCCAAATCAGGAAATGCTTCAGGCTGCAATGATTGGTGAGGTTATGAAGGGATTTAATGGAGGCAAACCAAAGAAGTCTAAGAAGAAGCCAACTAAGAAAGCAAAGAAGTAGTCTATGCAGGAAATAAATCCAGTAAAGGTTGTTAAGAGAGTTCTAACCGTGTTGGTTGTACTCCTAATTATTTTGGGCAGTTTTGGAACAGTAAAAGCTGGACAGGTAGGTGTAAAAACTCGGTTCAACGCAGTGACAGGAAAAGTAATTGAGCCAGGGCTTTACTTCAAACTTCCATTTATCGAAAAAGTTCAGAAGATGGACGTGATGACTCAGAAGGAACAGACAGATGCAACAGCAGCTTCTAAGGACCTTCAAAATGTTTCAGCTTCAGTAGCTCTTAATTACTCACTCGATCAGACACAAATCGTTCGCCTCTACACCACACTTGGCCAGAGCTACAAGGAACGTGTGATCGACCCCTACATTCAGGAGTCAGTAAAAGCAACAACTGCAAAATTTACAGCAGAAGAGCTTATCACTAAGCGAGAAATCGTCAGCGAAGACATCAAGAATCACTTAGCAGAACGTCTCACACCACTTGGTATTCATACCGAAGGTTTCAGTATCGTTAACTTCAATTTCTCACCATCATTCAATCAGGCAATTGAAGCAAAAGTAACCGCTGAACAAGATGCTCTCGCAGCTAAGAATAAGCTTGAACAGATCAAATACGAAAAAGAACAGACGATCGTGTCAGCTCAGGGACGTGCAGAAGCCCTTCGTATCGAGTCACAAGCAATCAACTCAAATCCTCAAGTGCTACAACTCCGTGCGATAGAAAAGTGGAATGGCATCATGCCTCAGGTCACTGGTCAGACAATGCCACTCATTAACCTTCGATAACAAATATATATGACAACAGGAAAAGGAAAAAAGACATTTCAGGGCGTAATCATCCAACGTGCTCTAGGTGACAAAGGGTATGCAGAGTTTGTGCAGATGTACAAAGATGCTCGTCTTATTGGTCGCCGTGAACGTGAGATCACTCCACTCGATCGCAAAATCTATAGTGACTATGCGAAAAAGGGAGTTCCAATCTCAGAGATCACTAAAGACACAGGCAGAAACAGAAACTTTATTCTAACCTCTATCGCTCTTGTAGCTAGAGAAACTAAGTAAACATCATGCGTCGACCCCTCATTGTATTCAAAGTAACTAACGGAAAGCCAGATTTTGGCACTATGAACACCATCCGTTTTAAACAGCTATTGCAAGACAGTGAGGGAAAGACGTTTGAAATATACAGGAGAGAAGCAAAGCGTAGTTCTACGCAGAATGCTTACTACTGGCACTACTTAGAGGTCATTGAAGCAGAGACGGGTAATATCGCTGACGACATGCACGAGTATTTCAGGAGAAAACTTCTACCTCCAAAGTTCATTCACGTAAACGGGGAGACAGTAAAAATTCCTTCTAGCACTACTGAACTAACTAAAGTCGAGTTTGGTGAGTACCTCGATAAAATATGCGCACTTACAAACGTACCACTGCCAAGGCCAGAGGAAGCAGGATATATAACCAACTACTAAAGAAGGTTTGTCTGTACTGTGGCATAGCCTTACGTAGCAACAAGCAACGCTACTGCTGTCGAGGACACCAAATGCTCGCTTATAAAACAACATTCATTCCCAATGCCAAGCACAACCCAAAGAGGTAACTACTACAAAAAGAAAACCCAAGTGTGGTTCGAGAAGCAGGGATATACCGTTCAGATCACAGAATTTATGTGTGGACGAATGGTAGCACCGGGAAAGATTATCTACGTAAAAAGAGACGTGTTTGGTTCAGATGGAATAGCTATGAATGGAGAAGAAATTATCTTTTGGAACGCTAAGCATTGTTCAACAGACGATAAAAACAATATCGACACACAGATACGGCAAGGTAAGAAAGAATTTGCATCTTATCCTTTCCCGACGACTGTAAAGCGTCAGTTGGTTATGTGGCAACCAAGAAAAAAAGAACCACAAATTATACATGTAACTTAAAAACTTATGGACGAAAAAGAAGAAAACGAGCTTGATGAAGAGC